GTGTTAGTGTTTTCGTTGTACAATACATATACATAACTATCGTACTTTTCCGCTGATAAAATTTCTATACCATTAAAATCCCACACTGACCATGATGACTGTGCTTTCTTATCTGAATCCCAAAAGTATTTATAGATATACATCTTACTAGCATAGTTAGGTGTTATTGCTCCGCTAGGTGTGTATTCAGTTGTGTTAGTAGTATCTAAAGTGTCATGCACTAGGCCAATCAAAGTATCTTCAACATCATTACTAACTATCTTATGTATTCCTGTTGGTATCAAAGAACTAACACCGACAGTTAAGTTCATACCATCATTAACTAAACTATCATCATCAGCAAAGTATTCGACAATAGAAGTTTTATCATTTCTACGTTGTGCAAAATAAACAAACCTACCTGCATCAGCGGGTTTGACATCTGTATCGTGACTAAAAGATGAAGTCTTTGTAAGCACAGCCGTTGTAGGCGATACCGCATCACCAGATGACTCAAGCACATACTGTGATTCTTGTGAGAACAACAATAGCTGTTCGTTAAAATCAATTGAATTATATAGTTTGTTAACAGTTGTTCCAGATGCAGCAATATCAATTGGGTCTGTATCTAATACATCTGTTCCTGTTGTAATAAAGAAATTAAAGAACTGAGCATTTTCTGTCAGTACCAAACTTTGGTCTGCAAGAATGCCAAGCCTGTTTTGGAAGAACGTAAGGTTTGTAGCTTTTTTATTGACAAACGATGGGGCGGGGTTGGTGTCATTATCACCTGCAACTCTATCCGTCCAATCAACTTGTTGAAATGTAAATGTACCATCATTATTATTAATAAGAGCATGAGGCATTGTAGAATTATCAACACCAAGTTTTACATCGGGTGCTACAGTCTCTGACCAGATACCACCTGCTTTGTGTCTGACATAATAATCACCAAGAGTTTCACCTTCTTCACCAGTAATTTTAATAATCATATCTACTTTAGCGTAGTAAGGTAAATCAGAGAAATCCTGGATTTCATCTTTAACAGCATACATAGCTTGGTTACCAAAACCATCGGTAGTTGTTACTGTGTAAGTTTTACTTTGGTCATTAAGCCTACCGTAGGCCACGTTCTCATATTTAGTAAATGTAAATTTAGAAGTAATTGTAGAATAGTTTGCTAGTCCTTGTGTTGTACTAACAGTTGCCCCACTGTCACTTCTTATTGTTCTGAAACCAATACCATCGGCAGAACTAGACCAATCGGCAGAAGATGTTCCGTATAAAAGAATATCAATGATTTTGTTCGTATCTCTAAACTGACTATCAGTGCTAGAGTCATTTCCTGTAGGCATCTGAAACTGTACTTCATAACCGTATGACCAATCTTGATGGGTTAATTTAACTGAATACTCACGACCATAGTTTGAACTTTTACAATAAACTAAAAACTCTTCTACTTTGGCTGCGGTAGTTGCAGTGTCTTCTAAAATAGTTTTTTCTGTGTTGGCTACAAAAGTATAATCAGCAATGTTAACAAATTTTAAATTGTTAATTGGTTCTTGTGTAGACAGATAACTGTGTCCATTGGGAAAACTTACAGTCTTTTAGTTACCTGCCAAATCATAAACTTTTGACGTGGCGTTATTAGTAAAGACAGCAACAGACTGGTCATCAGAGTCACGGTTAATCCAGTGTACGGCAGAATTGTTTGGAAAGACAGTGCTAGACAGGACGTTAGCAATGTGGTGTAGAGATGGGCGTTTGCTCAACCCTTCCACAATGTTAGACTGAAAATTTATTTGTGTCTGTCCTTGGGCAGGATTACGCTGAACGGGGTTCTGTTCACTGATACCATTAATAAGATTTGGTATTGATTGTGATGTAAGCCTAGTTGCCATTTATTTTCCTTAAATTACTTGAGTTCTAGTACGGTTAATAATGTAGTATTGGCTGTAGTTACCAGTTAGTACATTGTAGTCACCCGCTCTTGCATCAGCTTGCTCAAAGGTAATGTGTGCTTCTTCTTCATCTTGTAATGCAAGCTTATTAAGTTCCAGTGAACCCATATATCTAGCACAGAAACGTCTTGCAGATTTGACTGCAATGTAGTGCCTAGCATATTGGGGAAGGTCTTCATACTGTTGTACCAAAACATAATCAACAACTGGGTTGTAAGTAAAGATATCAGTATGGTTTTTTAAATCATATAGAAAGCCACCTCGCTGAGTGTATGCGTAGGTTGCTTGGTATGGGGCTGCGACTTCTAAGTGTACGCAGTTTGTAGGTAGCACAACTTTGTTGCTACTGTTTCTTTGTAATGTAACTTCATTCTCTGTATTAAAATGCCATCCTTGTGACTGCACTGACATAGAAGTTTCATCAAGTATATTCTTTGCGATAGCGACATCTGAACCAACACCAGTGGTTGATGATATTGTAGATACAGGGGCTTCACCAATAAATGACAGCATGGTGTTTATCGCCTGTAGTTCTGTCGTAGCTGTAATTTGTGTTGTCATGGTTTCCCTCTAAAAAAAAGAAAAGGCAGGGATTTTACTCCCCACCTTTCCTTGGTTTATTATTAACAATTAGGCTTCTTTAATGCCCACTGCTGCTTCTGGTCTTAGAACGCCATGACCCATTGCGTATTTTGCAACCATCAATGTACCTTGACGTCTAATGTCGTATTCCATTTCGGAAGACAAGTCCATTAGCTTAACAGTACCTGCTGCACTAGGATGACAGACAAGTGCCACATAGTTAGCAAGGTTTACTTGTTGTGGATTAGAACCACCTTGAGTAGCAGAACCGCCCGGAACGCCTGTATTAGACGAAAGGTCAGCAGCAATATCACCAAAGTGAGCAGTTGGAATTAGTTCAATTCCTGCTACCTTTAGGATTTTACCATCAGCTACACCACCGTTAGCACCACCAGAGAAGTCTACGTTGACTGCATTAGTTGCATTAGCCATTTTGTAGTATTCTTCTAGTCTGATGAAAGCTTTTCGTCCTTCTTTAGGAACATAGTTTTCATCAAGTTGCTTCGCTGCATCAAACAATGAATCAATCATTGCATTGGCCGCTGTCGCTGCTGTACCAGATGCGATACCTGCGTTCGTTAGAACTGTACCAGACGCATAGCTAGTGTCAGACACGTTGGCCGCACCTTGAGCTGCTTGACCGATAGTTTGCAAGATGTGCTTATCCTTTTGGAAAGCTAATGCTCTACCGATTTCAGTCGAATACGCAGAACGTACATCCCAGTGATTCTTAGCTTCTTCCAAATTTGATAGGAATACGCTAGATACTAGCAAGTCGTTAATTGTAATCGTCTTCTCGTTATGGTTTACATCACTACCTGTAATTTCAGTTCCAGGAGTATGGTAGGCCGCATCGATTCTGCCCATTACTGGGAAAGTCGCTGACTTACCATTAGCGATAGAACGAACCATTTCCGCTCCCGCTGTTACTGTAGCTTGTTCAAACGATGTAAGAACTTCACCACTAAAGATTTTAAGAAACAGGGCATCTTCTGAACCTGATGCGTTGACTCGACCAACGCTTACTGGGGCTGCATTTGCCATAGTATATTCTCCTTCTTGAGATTGTTAGATTTAAGTTTATTTAGAGACTTAACGCCTTCACTTAATTCCAGATTGTCTCCCTCAAGAGGTCTTTCTTTGTCGTTCTGGCAGTTGCCACACATAAGTGTCGCACAACTAAAGTTGGCTATTACTTATCTTGTTCTGGACATCATTTCTGAAAGCTTCATCAGATTGATATCTAGGGTCTTTCATAGCCGTAGTCACTTCAGCCCAAGAACGGTATCCACCTTTGGCTTCACCCGCTGAACGTCCTCTAACTAGATTCGGTTCAATACCTTCGGCTGCTGAGTATCGTGCCTGTAATCCCATGACAGCAAGTTTAGTTTGCTCAATGTCACGACCATTGACAGTCACATTGTATGCATCAATTTCTTGAGCATTCAAATTTTGTTTAGCCCATTGCATCATGTCAGTGTAGTTATCATTACCACCAACCAAGCCTTTGATTTCTCCTGCTCGTTGGTTAGCCAATGCTTGCTGACCGTTAATAAAAGCATCAACATAATCTTTAGTGATGCCCGCCTTCTCCAGTGCTTGATATGACTTCTCGTCAAGTTGACCATTAGAGTCATATTCTTGTTGAAGACTCTCCATAGATAAACCTGCGGATTCGACAGCTTCTTCCGCTTTATCTATATTAAGGTTTTCTTCTTTAGCAGTGTCGGAACTTTCTGGAGTTTCCGCAGGTTTACCTAGTTTGTTTTCAAGTTCACCGTAAGCTTTCGCCATATCTTCTGGTGAAGAAAACTTTTCTGGCAACCAATCTGGTCTTGAAGACTGTTCTGCAACTTCTTCTGGTTTTTCAGAAGCTGTTACGCCTTCGTTGATTGTAGTTGTTTCTACCATTTGTGTTTCCTTATTGTGGTTTAGTCATATTGTTCGCCACTTGAGGTGCAACAGACTGGGCAGTTTGCTCCATCATTTGTTGTTGTTGCATCTCTTGTGCCTGTTGTTGTTCAGCCTGTAATTCCTCTTGAGACTTAATTAAGCCTTCAGTATCTATTCCATGACTGTTTGCCATACGTTGGATTAAATCTCCAATGTTTAGCATTGACACGGCTTGCGGATTAATCTGGGCAAGCTGTGCAATTTCTGCGGTGAACTCCCTAAGTTTCTCTAGGTCATTCCCTCTACCAAGTGCTTCAACACCTGTAATGATAGTGGGCTTCACAGTGCCTTTTGGTAAGTTAGGTATCTCACCCTTCTTACTCATTCGTTGCATAAGCAATCTTACAATAGGCAATTGTAATTCTTGTGACAACAAACTGTAGACACCACCAAGGGCAGTCTCTAGTTCATTTGCCATGTATCTGATTTCAGTGCTTGTCACTCTTTCCGCATCACGTTGTACGGCTGCGTTTAGCAAGAACGCAAAGGACAAACGCTGTTCAAATTTTCCAATAGCTGACTCTACTACACCTAAGTCATAGTGCTTTTGTGCTTGTAGTACATCAACATCACCTGCTTGGCCTGTAATGATATCACCATTACGAGTCATCGCTAGGTCACGTTTCTTTGTGCTTGAATTTGGTTTAACTAGGAACACGACTTTAGAACTGGCCGCAGCTCCTTCTACTAGACTTCTTGACAATCCTTCCAAAGACTTGAGGTCACCAATATATTGTTCAACATATGACCTGCCATAATCTTCATTGTCTACAGATATCATTCTCAACGGCAAGAATGGAAAGTTCTCTTCGGTAAACTTACCAATGCTTGACGGTATTTTGACACCGTGTAATTCTTGACAAACATAAAAACCATTATCTGGTAATTTATAAATGTGTGTGTACACATCACAATCATCTGTTGATTTAATATCTTCAGAAGACATATGTGCATACGCAATTTCTTGTGCTTCATCTGGCAATGCTTTTATAGAAATATTTTCTTTAACAACAATTTCCAGGATTGAGCCACCATCATCACGCTTAATAACGTATTGGTCTAGTGGGTATACTTTCATCTTACCTGCTTTAGGCAAGTGGAGAAGTACATTACCACCAATAAGCAAATGCTTTAGGGCTTCAAATACAGGTACTCGCATCGCATCTGTTTCAATCCTACCCATAACTTCACGTTCAATTTTACTTAGGACTTTTTCAATCTGCGTCTTTACTTCGGGATTGTTTTCAGCTTCGGCTTTAGCTTTGCCATCGACTGCTAGTCTAAAGAATGGTTGGTTTGGGGGAAAGAGTAATAGTAAAAGTTTACTGGCAAGGTTGTTAACACCTCGACTGCCCACACTTTGGTAAGGCGTATATAAATCACTTGTTGCTTCAAAGCCACTAGCTACTATTACATGGGGGATGGTTAGTTCGGAACAGTCTCTACCTCTATCAAGATAATGCTCACGGTACTGAGCCATAGTCTCATATCGTCCTTCGGCACTATCATTTATAGCGGTATTTGAATATTCCATTTATGAACCTTAAACAGTTGGGATAGATACGTTGCTTACGCCAGTGCCAGATGTATTGACATCAGTCTGTAGCATATTTGTACCTGTCTTTTTCTTTTTCTTTGCAGCCACTTCCGCTGTATCCTCACCCGCAATTTCCAATTCTGGTGCTTGCTCATCTGGTGACTGAACACTAGATACTGGTGGTGGTGCTACAGGTTGTGGTGCAGGACTTCTGCTTCCGCCTAGACACATATTGCTTCTCCTTCTATTTGTAATTGTTAATATTCTATTTACGTTAGACAATGTTCAAGCCGTTATCCATGTTGAACTTGTTATCAATAACTTCTAACCCGCTAGATTGGACGATAGTACCGCTCCCGCTAGGGCTATCATTACCAGAATCATTATTGTTCTGATTAGATACCACTGGTTTGGGTTCGGGTTTAGGGTCATAGATATTTCCGTTATAATATTTTGAGGAATCATACTGACGATGAGTTGGTGGTGGTGAACTTCTTCCGCCCATGCACATAATCAACTCCTTTTGTTTAGTATGTTTTCGTCACCTCTAGCTTTCAAAAGTAATAGAAAATCAACAACACTTCGTTGTCCTGCTTTGAACCATACTTCTCTATCAGAATCTTTTAGACTCGCAGGTTCACTTGGATACACTTCGTTTAGTTTTTCTAGTAACTCTTCTACAGTTATAGGTAATTCATCCATTTTAATTCTTTCTAATAAGGGAAGTAATAAGGCTCTCTACCAGAGAGAGCCAGTTGTTGAACCCTTGCTGTATTCAGTAGCACGGTTCTCAAAGAAGTTTGTATGTTCAACTCCATTTAAGACCCAATCCAACCACGGCAATGGGTTATCTTTAATTTCATAGTTAGGCTTGAGGCCAAGCTGTAACAATCGCCTGTCAGCAATGTGACGGATGTACATCTTAACTTCATCGGCAGACAAACCTTGGATACCGCCTTGCTCAAAAGCGAGGTCAATAAATTTATCTTCCAAGTCAACCATGTCTCTACAGATTTGATAAAGTGTACCTTTAAATTCATCTGTCCATATGTGTTTGTTTTCATCAACAAGAGTATGGAAAAGCTTAATCATGTTTTCGACATGGTGGCTTTCATCTCGTATTGACCAAGTAACAATCTGGCACATACCTTTCATTTTACCAAACCTTTGAAAGTTCAACAACATAATGAAAGAGGCAAACAATTGTAGCCCCTCACCAAATGCTGAGAATACTGCCAAGTCTCTGGCTTTAGATTCAATACTATCACCACGTTCTTCAAACAAATAATTATGTTTGTCAGCCATTGCTTGGTAATCCTGGAATGCTTGGTATTCTGAATCGGGCAAACCAATTGTATCGTTAAGCAATGAATAAGAATGAGCATGGTTAGCTTCACTGGCTGCAAACGCAGACAACATCATTCTTACTTCGGGTGGTTTAAACATTGGAATGTATTTATCTAGATATGCTTGAGCAATATCCACATCACCTTGCGTAAAGAATTTTAGAATCTGTGTTACCAAATTCTTTTCTTCATTAGTTAGGCGTGAGTTCCAATCTTTAACATCTTCCATCATCGGCACTTCACTAGGTAGCCAATGCATTTTCTGTTGAGTATCGTAAGCTTCAAAAGCCCACGGATATTCAAAAGGTTTATAGTGGGTTCGTTCTTTTTGTAGTGGCATTTGTTTTATCCTTCACACATTATACAGTCTGACTCTCCAACGTAGTCATCCCGCTTTTTACGTTCTATCTTATTTGATATTATTTCTGCTCTTCGTATTGCTTCAGAGCGACAGTAGTAAAGCGTCTTAACTTTCTTTCTCCACGCTTTCATATGTAGTTCATGCAGTTCACGAATGTCCACATCCGCAGGTACAAAGATATTTAAACTTTGACTCTGACAAATGTAAGGTTGTCGTTGAGCTGCCTTTTCTACTAGCCAGTTCTGGTCTATCTCAATGGCAGTAGAGAACACTTCTTTATCCCAATCATCTAGTTCTTCTAGGTGCAGTACAGAGCCACGCTTGGCAATGATACTTGTCCATACCTTATCAGTGTCTAAACCTAATTCCGCTAATCGCTTTTGCAGAAATTTAT